TAACTTTTGGAAATAACGGTTTTTACCTAAACATGGCCGCATCGGGCAGCGACCTTAGCGATGATGCAAGCGGTAACAGCAACGACTTTACAAATACCAATTCCGTAACGCAGTCCAGCGACAGCCCGACTAACAATCATTGCGTAATGTCGCCAATTGATAAATCTTCCGCAATCACGACGAGTGCCGGGAATCTTACTGTAACAAATCCTTCTTCTGGTTCATGGAACCATGGGCGTGGTAGTCTTTTTGTTTCAAGTGGCAAGTGGTACTACGAATGGACTCCCACGGCAGGTACATATGCGTTAGCCGGTTGGATGCTAGATGTGTCGGGTAACGATTATGTCGAGGAGGAAACTGACGTTGCTACCACATATTATCGCGGCGTAGATTCCGGCGGTGCGGGGTTTAGAATAGCTGATGGGGCAACGGACGCCTCAGTTACCCTTTTTGGACTTAACGATGTGGTCATGATGGCCATAGATGTAGATACCATGAAAATGTGGGTTGGCATTAACGGAACTTGGTATAATTCAGGCGATCCAGCAAACGGAACAAATCCGGTTGGGACTTGGACAGCCGCAATTGGAGAAAGCCTTGCTCCCTGGTATGGATGTATTAACACAACAAGTGAAACCTTTAATTTTGGAGCAACCTCATTTGCATACACACCACCGACTGGTTTCAATGCTTGGAATACAACTAATTTAGTTTCAGCATCCGCACCCGCCATCGAAGACCCTGATGACCACTTTAAAGAAGTTATTGTTGACCATGATGGTAGCAGTACAAACTTTACGATTCCGTGGTCAACGTATAATGGGACAAGTGGAACCTATGACACTTTATTTTCAATTAAAAGATTAGCAGATGAAAAATGGTTTGTGATTGATAGTATCAGGGGTCTAAATAAATACTTCTCGTGGAACGCTACAACATCTCAAACAACTGACGCTAATGTATTATCTGTAAGCGGCACTACTGGAACACTTGGTTCAACACTTGCAAATGATAACTATCTGGTTCAGATGTACCGTTTAAATGCACAATCAAGTCGTGATACAAGCAATAGTGAAGGTTCAATTACGGGTGGTTCTAATAGTTTAATAATCAGTGCTAATGCAACAGCAGGTTGGTCAGTGTGTACCTACACTGGAACAGGTGCTAATGGTACATTTGGACATGGATTAAGTCAAGCTCCTGAATGGATTAGATGGTACAATACAGTTAGTGCTGATGGTCAAACTGTATATCATGCTTTTAATCCTTCTACTCCTAAAGATCATTACGGCAATTTTGATAGCGCACCTACAACATTAACTAATGATGACTCGACTAAATTTAATGACACTGCTCCTACCGCAGATGTTAATTCCGTAGGCTCTGCTGATTCAACTAATGGTTCGTCTGATGCAATGTGGTGTTTTTCTGTTCATTCGGTAAATTCATTTAGTAAAGTTGGAGCTTTTGTTGGAAATGGTGGTGCTGATGGTCCTTTTGTAGAAGCATCTATAAGTCCAAAATCTGTTGTGCTTAAAAACGCAAATGGATCAGCAACTGGAGATGACTGGTATTTAGTAACAGATACCCGTTTTCTTTATAACGGTGATGCATCAACATTAGCTTTTAATTTAACCGCAACTGAACAAGCTACAAATTTATTTGATATGGTATCTAATGGTATAAAACTACGCACTACTAATGCTGGTGTTAATGAAAATACTAATACTATAGTTTATCAAATTATTGGAAGTCCATTCGCAGGAACAACGCCAGCTACGGCACGATAAACTTTTATAAATAAAAACAAATAGTGAAATACTATATTATGGTATCCCAAAATTAGGAGACATTATAAAATGTGGGCACTCGTAGAATCTGGAACTGTAACAGCAGTTTACAAAAATCCAAAAGGAATCACAATTGGTGGCATTCAACATCCAAGAGATATATTTACACGTTGGACTTCAGTAGAACTAAAAGCAATAGGCATTTATGAGTATATTGAAGTTGGAGCAAAACCCAACAATCGTTTTTATACAACAGGCGCAGGATCAATAGCAGTTGATGACGATGCTGGTACAGTTACAAAAACATGGGCACAAGTTGATAAAGCTCTTGCCGATTCTGTTCAACAAACGCAAGCTACAAATAGTGACGGCGAGCTTCTTTGGACTGATGATGATAATGGCGATGCGGATATTATTTCTGCTGACAAGGTAGAAGGCGGTAACTATACAGTAAAAATGGAAAACGTACTCGACAAAAATGGCGATACGATTCCAGTTTATGGTTTGAAAACAAAAGCAAAAAACCAAGCTAAATCAACGGCTGGGTCTTTGCTTGCAAGTTCTGACTGGTATGCAATCCGTGCGGCTGAAGGTGGAGCGGCTGTTCCTTCTGATGTTGCTACTTATCGTGCCGCAGTTCGGACAAAGTCTGGTGCAATTGAAGATGCTATTGACGGTGCTTCTGATATGGCAGCATTCGTTGCTCTTCATACAGATACTGATGATGCGGTTGCGACTGTAAACGATTGGCCAACAGTACCTGACGTACTCGCATAAGGAATAATATAAATGACTCAAATTGCAAACCTTGCATCCAGTGATACCTTTTCAACTCGTAGAAGTAGAATTAACGTTGGTTTTGTTAAGATTGCTAACCTTGAAAGTACAGTCTTAAGCAGTGGGACAGGTGATGTAGCCAATACATATCTTCAAGCTAACTTTACCGCAAACAGTGTTGTATTTGCTCACTTGTCAAATACTAACACGCAGATTGCTACTAAAATTTCAAACAGTGTTTCAACTACTGTTCAAGCAAGGAATATTATTCCTGAAACAGACGACACATATAGTCTTGGTTCAGCAGGCCGGCAATGGAAAGATGTGTTTGTTGGACCGGGTTCTTTATATGTTAATGGTAAGAAAGTTATCGAAGACGACTCTGGTACGATTAGTATTACAACTGACGAAGACCAATCTCTTACGATTAAAACAAGCGGGACTGGTGTAACTACACTTCAATCAGCTACACCTATTGCAATTGCTGCTACACTTCAAATGGCTGCCGATAAGCGGATTACTGACGCTGACGGTGTTGCTGTTGAGTTTGGTGATGCACTTGATATGAATAGTAATAAAATTACTGAACTTGGTGCGCCTGCTGCAAACTCCGATGCTGCAACGAAGTTGTATGTTGATACTGAAATCGCTGATCTGGCCAACTCTGCTCCAACTACTCTGAATACATTGAATGAGTTAGCCGCTGCACTTGGTGATGATGCGAACTTTAGTACAACAGTAACAACAAGTATTGCTTCTAAACTGACTTCTGCTAACGTAGCAGTAACTGTTGGTGCTGGTACAATTACAACCACACAAGATGATGTTGCTTTGAATGATGAAGCTCTTGTAAATCCTGCTGGATTCTTGACATTTAATCTTGGTGGTACGACTTACAAACTACCTTACTTCTCATAATAATACCCCTACCTCCCAGTAGATAACTCCAGTTGTTTATAAATAGATATAAATGACTGGAGTTTTTCTATGGCTGTACCAAGCTCACGCCAAACATTTAAGGATTATTGCCTTCGAAGACTCGGATCTCCCGTTATCGACATTAATGTTGACGATGAACAGGTAGAAGACCGTATTGACGAAGCTCTGAAATACTACCAGGATTATCACTTTGATGGTACTGAGCGTATTTTGCATAAACATATTGTAACGACTAACGATAAAGCTAATGGCTACATCACGATTCCAGAGTCGATCATAGGAATCAATAATATCTTACCCATCGGTCAAGCGTTACAATCTTCTAATCTGTTCAGCATTCGCTATCAGATACACTTGAACGACCTTTTTGATTTGTCTGCAAGTTCGTATGTTCCATATACAATGGCAATGACACACATACGTATGCTTGAAGAAATCTTTGTTGGTCTTAAACCGCTTCGTTATAATCGTCACGTCAATAAACTTCATATTGATATGAATTGGACAGATGATATTCTTACTGGAGAATATATCATTGTTGATGCATATCAGATTACAGATCCAGATACGTATGGTGATGTGTGGGGAGACCGTTGGCTCTCTCGATATGCAACTGCATTGATTAAACGTCAATGGGGCAGTAATCTTACGAAGTTTGAAGGCGTACAACTACCTGGTGGTTTGACGTTCAACGGTGCTAAGATTTACGATGATGCTGAAACAGAGATCCAAAAACTCGAAGAAGAAATGATAGTGAGTTATAGTCTACCCGTCAATGACATGACAGGTTAAAAGTACCATGTTAAATCAATACTTCAATAACTTTGACTATGGTCGTGAACAAGACCTCGTTGAAGATTTGACAATCGAATGTCTCAAGATTTACGGATATAATGTCAAGTATATTCCTGGTGTATTTGTACGTGAAGATCCATTGTTTGGCGAAGATACACTTCGTAAGTTTGACGATGCGGTTGATCTTGAGATGTACATTAAGAATGTCGAAGGCTTCGAAGGCGAAGGTGACTTCTTATCGAGGTTTAATCTTGAAATACGTGATCAACTTACACTGACTGTTGCTCGTAAGAGATTCGACCAAGCAAAATCAGAAAAACTGACTACAGAAGTTGGATACAATATTCTTACAGAAGATGCAGATACAAACGTTCCTTCTCGTCAATATCTTTCAACTGCATATGATGGCGATTCTATTCAACTTGAAGAAGGTGGATTAGAAGGATATTCTATCACCACAAATCGACCAACCGAAGGCGACTTGATTTATTTCCCATTAGTAAAAAAACTTTTCGAAATAAAGTTTGTAGAGCATGAGCAAATATTCTATCAGACTGGTCGACTTCAGACATATGATATTCGTTGTGAGTTATTCGAATATAGTAGTGAGCAAATCGATACTGGTATATCTGATATAGATAGTATTGAAGATAACTATACCACAGACATCCTCGCATATGAGATGCTACTTGAAGATGGTGATAAACTTCTTGATGAATATGGCGGTTCGATAATGCAAGAATATAGACTCGAAGATAATCAACCGACTGCAAA